GTAGGTACTTCTGCTGGCAAAAAAATCTGGCAGTCTTGTCATGAAATAGCACATATGTTAATTAAAAAAAATATCGCATATGGAAATTCTGCCCTTGATCCAGTTCGTATTTTTAGTAAAACTGATGCAAGAGAGCAACTTCATGTTCGTATTGATGACAAGTTAAGTAGAATTATGCGTGGCACAGAGTATGTTGGAGATAATGATATTGATGATCTTATCGGATATTTAATATTATTAAAAATTGCAAAAAGCAAAGATATGGATTAGTGATATAATATTATTATGAGAACTTTTAAGTACCACGGTTTATTTGATGTAGATATTGCAGGAGCAATAGATAATCCTTTTAACAAAAATCTTACAGGATATAGGTATCCAGAATTAGCATTTGTATTTGACCTTGATTTTAAATATATAAAAACGATATCTCCATATAGATATGAAAATTTTGATGAAGTTGCTGAAAGTCAAAAATGGATTTTAGACTATACAGATGCCCCAGATACATTTAAGGTAAACTCTCTTTTATTTAGGTCAGATCAATTTACTAAAAACCATGATGGGAAGCATATATTATTTTCTGGTTGCTCGAATACCTATGGCTATAGTTTATACAATAAAGAAATTTGGCCCTGGTTATTATATAATAAAATAAAAGAAAAAGAAAAAGTGTCTGGTTATTATAATTTAGCAATTCCAGGAACTGGTGTTTTTGAAATTGTTACAAATATTTTTAAATATATCAATAAATATACAAAGCCAGATGTAATATTTATAAATCTACCTCATGTAGGCAGATTCTATTCATTATTAGAAGTATCTAGAGAAGAAAATAATGTAAAATTTGCTTCAGAATTTAATTTAAAGCAATTAATAAGAAATCCAAATATAGGAGTGTATTACAATTCAATTTATAATTATGCGAAAAATGAAAAAGATGGTGATGAGACATCACATGCTGCTGTTATTGAAAAATATATCAATGTTTATCAATACTTAATGATGTTAGAAATATTTTGTAAATTAAACAACATACAGTTATACATATATTCGCACAATACCTTTTCAAATTTTATTTTAAGTCAGGTAGATCTGTCATCTTTTAGTATTATGGAAAAAGATTTAGATAATGGAAGGGGATTTTTTAAATTAGTGCAAGAATATATTTCAAATAATAAAGATGATAAATTTGCGCTAACTGGAAGAGATGGAGTACATGGAGGAACAGGATATCATCATGCATGGGCCTCTCTAGCCTATGATTGGTATGCATCAAATAATTATGTCAACTGAAGAAGATTTAATTAAGCATTTAGACGAAATAAATATTGTCGTAGGAGAATATTTAAAAGGTAATGATGCAACAAAAATATCTAAAGATCTTGCAATACCTAGGACTCGTGTAGTACAGCATATTAATGAGTGGAAGGTCATGGCATCTGCAAATGATGCTATTCGTGCTCGTGCCAAGGAGGCCCTTGCAGTAGCAGATACTCATTATAATAAACTTATTGCAAAATCATATGAGGTTATTGATGAAGCATCGCTCAATAATAATCTTAGTGCAAAAACACAAGCAATTAAATTAGTTATGGATATTGAATCTAAAAGAATTGATATGCTACAAAAGGCTGGTCTATTAGAAAATAAAGAACTTGCAGAAGAAATGCTTCAAATTGAAAAGAAGCAAGAAGTATTGATGGCAATTCTTCGTGATATAGCATCAGAGTATCCACAGATTCGTGATGAGATTATGCGTAGACTTTCAGAAGTTGCCAAGAAAGATGAAGTGATTACAATTGTCCATGATGTTTGATGATTTTCTTGAGGCATTAAAAGATAATCATTTTGAAGAAACTCCAGTAGATGCAAAGACATTTGTTGAGTCCCCAGATTATTTAGGGCAGCCAGGACTTTCAGATATCCAGTATGACATTGTTCAGGCAATGAGTCAGATTTATCGTAAAGAAGACTTACAACAATTAATGGGAGAGGAAGATGGTGCAAGATACTATGAAAAATACACAAAGAACGAAATTATTCTTCAACTTGGGAAGGGTAGTGGGAAGGACTTCACCTCTACTGTTGCTTGTGCTTATATTGTCTATAAGTTATTATGTCTCAAAGATCCTGCAAGATATTTCGGAAAACCAAGTGGAGATGCAATAGATCTTATTAATGTTGCTATCAACGCACAACAGGCAAAGAATGTTTTCTTTAAAGGATTTAAGACTAAGATTGAAAAGTCACCTTGGTTTGCTGGCAAGTATGAAGCAAAGGTAGACTCAATAGGATTTGATAAATCAATTACAGTTTACTCTGGTCACTCAGAAAGAGAATCGCATGAAGGTTTAAATCTTTTGTTAGCAGTTCTTGATGAGATTTCTGGTTTCGCATCTGAAGTTGCAACTGGTAATGAGCAAGGAAAGACTGCTGACAATATATATAAAGCATTTCGTGGTTCTGTAGATTCCCGCTTCCCCGATCTTGGTAAAGTGGTTTTGCTTTCATTCCCTCGCTACAATGGAGATTTTATTTCTGAGCGGTATGAAGCAGTAATTGCTGATAAAGAAGTTGTATCAAAGAATCATAAGTTTATTATTAATCCACTACTGCCAGAAGACGACAAAGACAATTGGTTTGAGATATCATGGGACGAAGATCATATCAAGTCATATAAATATCCTGGAGTATTTGCACTCAAGCGTCCAACATGGGAAGTAAATCCTACTCGAAAAATAGATGACTTTAAGATTGCTTTTATGACAGACCTTGGTGATGCTATGATGCGTTTTGCCTGTGTTCCCACCTATGCTTCTGATGCATTTTTTAAACAAGCAGATAAAGTTCGTGCCTGTATGACAATAAGAAATCCTCTGGATCAATTCAGAAGATTTGAAGAAAACTTTAAGCCAGATCCAGAAAAGGTTTATTATGTTCATGCTGACCTTGCACAAAAGCATGACAAGTGTGCCATAGCCATTGCACATGTTGAGAAGTGGGTAAATGTTCAAGTAATAAAAGATTATGAGCAGATATCTCCTATTGTTGTTGTTGATGCAGTGGCCTGGTGGGAACCAAAGGTAGAGGGGCCAGTAAACCTATCTGAAGTAAAGCAGTGGATACAAAATCTACGCAGACTAGGATTTAATATAGGATTAGTTACATTTGATCGTTGGCAATCATTTGATATTCAGAATGAATTACAGGCAGTAGGCATACGAACAGAAACAGTATCTGTAGCAAAGAAACATTATGAGGATATGGCAATGCTTGTATATGAACAAAGATTAGTAATGCCTGCTATAGAACTTTTGTTTGAAGAATTAACAGAATTAAAGATTATGAAAAATGATAAGGTAGATCACCCACGCAAGAAATCTAAGGACTTGGCAGACGCAGTTTGCGGTTCTATCTTTGGTGCGATATCATATACTCCAAGGGATAAAAACCTTGAAGTTGATGTTCACACTTTTCGTGGACAGCCTCGTAGAGTTGACACATTGCCAGACAATGTGATACACTATAAACCTAGTCAAATAGAAGAAATAAATGACTATTTGGATAGACTAAAAACAATATAAATAAAATGAATAATAAAAGGAGAAAAATGAATTCATTTAAGAAGATTGCTCTTGCCGTGGTTGCAGCCATGACATTGGGCACACTCGTAGTGACACCTGCAAGTGCCAATACCGTTTCTGTAGACGTAACAACAGAAATTTCTGGCGCAGGTACTGCAGCCTCACCATTCACAGTTAAGGTTCCATCTGATAACGTAGTAAGCGTTGCAGATACCACAACTGCTACAAATAACGAAGCACTTCTTATCACCGCCACAGTAGTTGCTGGAACACCAGTAACATTTACTGCAGTAGGTGCTAACACACGCCTCGTCTCTGCAATTGGTTCAACAGTTAATGCATCTGCTGGATCCTCATCAATCACAGTTACACCTGCTTCAACAACAGCGACTGTTTATGCATATACAACAAGTACTGCTGCATCTGCTGTTACAGTTTCTGTAGTCGGTGCAAGCACAACAATTTATCTTAAGGGTGTTGCAGGTCCTGCATATGAACTTAAGATGTCAATCCCTGCTTCAGGAAATATTTCTGGCAAGGTAACTGCAACTCTTGATGTAGCAGATATTTTCGGCAACGCTGTTGCTGATACAGTAACTGTTACTACTCTTGGTGGCGCAACTGCTGGAACAGTAACTGCTGATGCTCTTGTAACAGGTCGTTACACATCAGAGATCTCACTTCCTGCAACTGCTGGAACTGTTGCTGTAGGAGCATCTATTACTGCTCCAACATCTGTTCCAACAATCAAGTTGGCAACAACTTCTCAGACTGCAATCGTAACAGTATCTGATCTTGCTGGAGCACTTGCTACTGCTAACGCTGCACTTGCTGCAGAAAAGGCTGCTCGTGCTGCTGATAAGGTAACTGCAGATGCTGCTCTCGCTGCTGCTGTAGCAAAGGCTGCATCTGATGCTGCTGCTGCTAAGGCTGTTGCTGACGCTGCTGCTATTACTGCTGCTGCAGAACTTGCTAAGGCTAAGGCTGATGCTGTAACTGCTAAGGTTGCTGCAGACAAGGCTCTTGCTGATGCAACTGCTGCACATGCTACAGAACTTGCAAAGGTTAAGGCAGATAACGCTGCTGCAAT